CCGGGTTGTTCGGAGATTTGACGCAGTAGCCTTTGCCCTTCTCCTTTCGGACTACGGACTCTAGGAAACGTTGGGCAACTCGTTCGGCAAGCGTCATATCCTTGTTGGGACATAGGTCAAATCTGATTGTTCCCCGCGGTGTACTGATCGAGGTGACCTGTATCGTAGCACTCAAAACCAAGGAGGGGCGTCGTCATCACGTGGTGATGGGCGGCGACTCAGCCGGAGTGTCCAGTCTGGATGTGACGCTCCGCAAGGACTCCAAGGTCTTCCAAAACGGTGAGTTCTTGATTGGCTACACGAGCAGTTTCCGGATGGGCCAGCTGCTGCGGTTCAAGTTTCGGCCGCCGCTCCTGAAGCGAGGCACCGACCCGTTCCGCTACATGTGCACGCGTTTCGTAGACGAGGTGCGGCTTACTCTCAAGAAGGGGGGCTTCTCCGAGGTCGACAACAATGTCGAGCACGGTGGCAACTTCTTAGTAGGGCTACGCGGGCAGATCTTCGAGATCGGCTCGGACTTCCAGGTCGGAGAGGCCTTTCCCGACTACGCGGCCATCGGGTGCGGGGATTCATACGCGCTGGGGGCACTCGAGGCGTCAGCGGTCAAGGACCCCGAAAGCCGCGTGTTGCAGGCGCTCGGAGTGGCGGAGAAGTTCTCAGGTGGCGTGAGAGCGCCCTTCGTGGTGCTCCGTGTTTAGGGGACCAGGATGCCTTTATCGACACACGTTATTACAGTGCCTACGGATGATCTCAGGTTGGCCAAGACCATTCATGCCAGATGGACGCTCCGAGCGGCCGCGGGTGATTTTCAACCGGAAGTTGCCAACGATTTGGTCACCTGGACCGAGCGGGAGTCGGGTCGCTTCCTGATAGGCAAGAACTACGTGCACGAGCTGGAGTTGCTTCAGCTCAACCCAGACAACATGTTCACGCCTCAGACGACCCTAGACGAGGACACCTTCGCGGACGCCAAGATTTCAGTCGCGATCATGATCCCTAGGCTGTTGGCAGCCCTCGCCAAAAAGTTTCGGGATAAATTCTACATGCGGGCGACGCAGCAGCGCTTCAAACTCTACTACTACTTCTCGGGTGAACCGGCTCTCGAGACGATCGCACTGACCCTGACTCTCAAGAGAGGGAAGCCCTTTCTTTGGTTGGGTTACATACCAAACAAGCTCACCGGCGGCGCTGATTTCTCGAAAGCCATTCAAGAGCAGGTCGCAGTGTCCGATCCAGAGATGGCAGGTCTGGCTATGATGCGCCTGGTGCGGTCCCTACTGGCTAAGGTCAAGTGACCAATGATGGCTATAGAGCGGCCGAAGACAACAATACTCTACAAATTGTTGAGAACTCCTGTTGACACGTATTGCGCCTTCGATTTCTAGGCGTAGCATCGGATGTATGAATAGTGACACCTACACGTTACCCTCAACACCTAGGATGCGGGACGATGTTGGAGGATGTCAGGAAGCACGCTCCAATGTCACCTATCTTCATGTCCGTGCGCGCTGCCCGCGAGAGGACTGTAGTGGTTGTCGTTTCTGCAATCTCTGGCTGTGTCAGCAGTGCGGAGGCGTCGAAGGCACGCTGACCACCGGGGGCTGCCCAGGATTTCGTCTCACTCAAGACGAGCTTGATCAGGTCTGGGATCAGGGGCTCTCTGCGCGCGACGTTCAGGCGCTGCGGGGGCAAAGTGAGAAAATGATTGCGCCGGGTTAGCTCTCGGGGAGAGCGCCGCTCCTACAAAGCGACCCAGAAGGGTTCGAGTCCCTTACCCGGTACCATGCTGGAGTGGCGTAATGGCAAACGCGCTCGTCTCAGGCACGAGTGGTCGAAAGGCCGTGAGGGTTCAAGTCCCTCTTCCAGCACCTCATGCACGAGTGGCGTAATGGGCAAACGCGCTAGTTCGAGAAGCTAGTGATCGAAAGGTCGTGGAGGTTCAAGTCCTCTCTCGTGCACCAGTTGAAGCCCTGCCGGTGTACTAAGCGGCCCATGGGACGCGCTACATTACTCTATAACGGTCACGTCGAGGTCCGGCTTACTGAAGAGGAGCAAAAGGAGGCGTCGCGCAAAGCATGGCAGCGCCACTATTCCCATCGCGACAAGGGCCGGCTCGACACCAAGACTCGAGCTGGCGACGACGGGCGGCTCCTGGATCTTCGCGGCGCGCTCGCTGAGCAAGCGGTCGCCGTCGCTCTGGGGGTTCCATGGGACGGCAAGTTCAAGCCGATCGCGGAGTGGCAGCAGTTCTGGAGACGCGAGGGGCACGACGTCTCTGGCATCGAGGTGAAGTCTACCAAGCGTCGCGACAACTGCCTGATCCTGCACAAGCACAGCTCCCCGAAGTTGCCCGCGGTGCTCGCGATCATAGAGTCGAAATCCCTCGTGACCTTGGTCGGGTGGCGCTTCACTCATGAGGGGCAGAAAGAAGAGTACTGGCGAACGGACATCCCCGTGGCTTGTTACATGGTGCCACAGAGTGACCTCCAGCCGATGGCTGCCCTATGTAGACTTCTTGGTATTGAGCCTCCTCCGAAGGAACCAGAGATCACGAGCGAGGAGTTGGAGGAGATTCTCTCGCGTCCGACGGTGTAGAGTCGGGGATGGTGCTCCCCAAGTTTGATGAAGAAGCAATCGCCCGCAGTGCCTACCTGGCCTACGGCAAGGTCACGGACTTCAAGAACTACGCAGGCCTTCCGATGCCTAAGTGGGAGGACCTGACCCCTAAGATTCAAGCAGCGTGGCGCGCCGCGATCGGCGACGTCGCGATCAAGATTTTCGACAGTATGCGGACGTAGCCCAATTGGCAGAGGCAACGGCTTCAAATACCGTTCAGTGCGAGTTCGACTCTCGCCGTCCGTACCAATGCGAGCGTAGCCCAATAGGCAGAGGCAGCTGCTTTAAACCCAGCTCAGTGAGGGTTCGAATCCCTCCGCTCGTACCGCGTCATGATGCTTTGCTGTGACGCCTCAATAGACATGCCCTCATAGCACAATGGCAGTGCACCTGTTTGGTATACAGGAGAACTGAGTTCAATTCTCAGTGAGGGCTCCCATGGGACGTTAGCTCACCGGTTAGAGCGGCAAGCTTATAACTTGCGTCATTGAGCTGGTTCAACTCCAGCACGTCCTACCGATGGAGAGTGAAGCAGGCAGGGCCTGTCACCGCTTGGAAAGCGGAGGGCACCCCTTACGGGGTGCGCGTTTCGAGTACGTCTCTCTCCGCCACAGTAAAGCTCTTATCGGTCACCGTTTTTGTGCGCGAGTGCCGTGCGGTCCGCGCCCAGGGAAGCTACTTGACCGATGCACAAGATTGCCAACACAAGTGAGCTACAGAGCGAGCTGCACCGGTTGCTTACTTACGCGCAGAGCCAGCGCCCGTCGCGAGCGGCGCTAGCCAGTGCGTGCCAGGAACTGAGCGATCGGGTTGCTGGGGCTGCGCTGGCACCCTTTCGGTACTTGCCACCTCAAGCGCGTGACAAGACACCAGTGGACCCAGAAGGCACGGATGCTTCGATCTACACTTACGAGGGGCCGGACTCAAGGGGGCGACTCACGTTCTACGCGATCGCATTCGTTGGCAAGCAGACTAAGCCGTATTGGCACCACTCGTTCGGGACGAGTGAGCATAAGCGGGATACTGCCATTCGTGAGCTTATCGAGGACCGCAAGTCTCACTTGAAGCGCAAGGAGGATGAGCGCGCTGAGAAGCGGAATTTCAAGACTGACCTTTTCATGGGCGACATCCTGTACTCGAGCTGGGGCTACGGCCAAACGAACGTCGACTGGTACGAGGTCATAGAGGTCACTGGTGGTCAAAGCGTCGTCATTCGCGAGATCGCCTCAAAGGTGATGCGTACTGATAGTGTCGGCAACGAGTACGTGGTTCCGATCCCGGGGGACTATATCGGTTCCGAGATGAAGAAGCGCGTGTCGCCTCATGACTCGGTTAAGATCACGAGTTTCGCGCACGCCAGGAAGTGGGACGGGAAGCCTAGATATCAGACTGGCCCGTATGGCGGTCACTGATTCAGATACTTGCGGGTAAGATGTAACGGCTGCATGGCTGGCTTCCAACCAGTTCGAGTGGGTTCGACCCCCTCTACCCGCACCGCGCGAGCATCGTTCAGTGGCAGGACGGCTGGTTCCCATCCAGTAAACGAGAGTCCGATTCTCTCTGCTCGCACTTAGGTTTTGGCGCGGTGGTCGAATGGTTAGGCAGCTGGTTGCAACCCAGTCTACGTCGGTTCGATTCCGGCCCGCGCTTCCAGTGTAGTGACACCAATGCTCCCGTGGTCTAAAGGTAAGGCGCGGCCCTTCTAAGGCTGTCGATGCGGGTTCAATTCCTGCCGGGAGTGCCAGGCTCTCATAGCCTAGAGGACAGGTACGGCCCTCCTAAGGCCGGTTACGCTGGTTCGAGTCCAGCTGAGAGCGCCACTATGTTGAGAATTTTTGAACCAAGCGAGAAGGAGCACCAGGGCCTGCTCGCCTTTGAAAAGCGCCACTCAAAGAAGTGCCAGGGGACGATGGAAGTGACGTTCACCATCATTGGCATCGGCCTCGGGGTGCACGTGCGCTGCACCAACTGCCACAAGGAGAAGAACGTCACGGATTACGACAACTGGTGATATGTCCTCGTCGCCCAACGGATGGGTACCGGCGTCCGAAGCCGGCTGTGAAGGTTCGATTCCTTCCGGGGACGCCATGCCCGCGTAGCTCAAAGGAAGAGCGCTGCGCTTCGAACGCAGGACTGTTGGGGGTTCGAGTCCCTCCGCGGGTGCCGTGGTGTAGCGACGGTGGTGAAGCAAGAGGTCGCAGACAAGATTACGGAACTGGCCCGTCTCATGGAGCACGCCACCGCGGACGACGCGTACAAGGCTCCGGAGATGAGTCAGTGGTTCGAGGACTACCTGGCTCTGGCAAGCCCGGCGGAAGCTCGAGCGGTGCGAGCCGCGGTCCGCAAGCTTTGGCCGAGGTGCGCTGTGCTCTTGATGGCCCAGGCCCAATCCGAGGATCCCGAGGCCGCAGCCGCGGCGGTGCTCGACCTCGAGAAGATCATGTCGCTCCGCGAGGGCGGCAGGAATTAGTGTATGGAAGTTGCGAGCGGAATGGTCTGCTGCCGGCCTCGAAAACCGGTTGGCCCTTAAAACGGCCCGTGGTTCGATTCCACCTGCTTCCGCCAATGACTTGGAGAGGCCATCCGATTGGTGACGGAGCCCGGCTTGAACCCGGGTGAGCTGCAAGGCCTTGGGGGTTCGATTCCCTTCCTCTCCGCTGGTGGGTATGGTTCGGCCATGAAGACTGTGCGCGAGGAATTGGTCGAAGGCTTCCGGGACGCCTGGGAGTTGTTCTGGGCATTCGTTCATGGCCCGCGTCGCCCGCGCCGCCTGTGGCGTGTACTCATGGGTTACATCGATCGAGTCAGCGACCAGTTCAAGAGCATCCGATGAAAGTAGCGTTCGATCTAGAGTTGATGAGGCCCGGATGCGCGCTCCTGCAGGCAGCGCTCGGGGCTGGGACTTCGATCGCGCAGCACTTCCCGGTTGAGTCCTGGTTACTCTTTCCGACCCCGGGACTTAAGGTGTACGAGTTGACGGACGAGCAGCTGCCAAAGCTGGTCGAGATGGTAGTGCTTGGAAGGTAAACTAGGCCACCGGGGCCTGGCCTCGATTGCTAATCGAGTGGCACCTGAAAGGGTGTGGGGATCGTGCCCTCTGCTTTCCGCTGCGAAGTAGCGGGCGCGATGTCGTGTCCGCCCTTTGCTCGCGAATGGTTTTGTACGCTTGCAGGAACATGACCGTTCGATCCGCTTGTGACGCCTTTGAAGATGCCTTGATGGCTGGCCGAGTTCTAGCTCGGACGATCAAGGTCGCAGCCGACAATGCCAAGGTGAAGACCTTCCTGACGATCCTGAGGAGCTACCTCACTCAGTTCGATCAGAAGCTGCAATCTAAGCAGCCTAACAACTATCGCCTTGGCCACTACTTTGAGGCGGCCGAGAAGGTGGAGAACGCGGTCAAGGCCAAGCTCGACGAGGACAGCGCTGACGCGATGGACGCTTTCAAGGGGGCTCTCAAGAAGAACTTCGAGTCAGACTTCCCTCCGCTGAAGAAGATCCTGAAGCTGATCGACGCGTGGGTTGATAACGAGAAGCTGCCGAAGCTTGGGAAGGTGTTCTGAGCAGTGTCAAATCCACGCGAAGTATTCGAATCGGCTCTGGCGGCGCAGCGCGTTGCTGATCGGGTAGCGGCCCATGTGCGCGTGGGAGTGAAGCTGGTCAAGGTTGCAGACGTGCACTTGGATGACAAAGAGCTGATCGCGCTCGGCATTTTGACTACCTTGAAGCCTGTGGCTCGCGCCAAGTACCTTGAAAGGCATGGCATCGGCTACACAGCTGAAGACCCGACGCTCGCTAGCTTGATCAAGAAGCGTCTGCTCAAAGTTCAGGGTAAGTCGTTGATCCCCGATCAGGATAAGGCGCGTGACGCAATGTCTAAGCATGAGCGGCCCGCGGATGCACATGAATGGCCTGCTAGTTTTAGTCCGCGCAAGACCAAGAAAGAGCTGCTGCTGGACAAGATGCGTTACGACCAAGAGGCGTGGAACCGCTCGTTCGGGAAGCTCTAGTGAGATGCTCGCGCCTGCGCGAGCACTGTACGCCGCGTGATGATGTTTCGTATTGGGGCGCGCCACGGGCTGGTAGCCGGGTCTCTGACACCTGTGCTTGAAAGTTCGATTCTTTCCGCCCCAACCAATAGGCCTGTAACTCACTGGTAGAGTGCGACGTCGACAACGTCGAAGCAGTTGGTTCGATTCCAATCAGGCCTACTATTTGGGGTTCGTCCAGTGGCTTAGGACACCCGGCTTTGACCCGGTGAACGGGGGTTCGAATCCCTCACCCCGAACCAATCAACTCACGGTGTAGAGGTGCCGTATGCTTATCGGTAAGAACAAAGCGCCCGCTGGCGTTGTACCCGCGATTGCGCTGATCGATCCGAGGTTCTCTTACAACGTTGGGATGGTCGTGCGGCTCGCGAGCTGCTACGGGCTCCAGCAAGTCTGGTACACGGGAGACCGCGTCCGTATGGAGGTCGAGCGCCGCGGTAAGCTGCCGCGCGAGGAACGGATGAAGGGCTACAAGGAAGTGGAGATCGTCCAGTTCGATCGCCCGCTCGAGCAGTTCCGCGACTGCACTCCGGTTGCGGTCGAAGTGCGCCCTAACTCGGAGCGCCTGCAGGACTTCGAGCACCCGAAGAACGCCGTCTATGTGTTTGGTCCCGAGGACGGTTCGCTTCCGCAGTCAGTGCTCAGGCATTGTCACCGCTTCGTGATCATCCCGACGCGCAACCGGTACTGCTTGAACCTCGCGACAGCCACCGCGACGATCCTCTGGGACCGCGCTGTCAAGCTCGGGGAAATTCCTGAAGAGGAGCCGGAGCTGCCGTACGTGGAGACTGATCCCAAGAGCATGGGTCTCTACGACGATTGCGGGTGGCCGGGCTGAGATGTCCCTTTGGCCAAGCTTCTTCTCGATGCTTGAGGACATACGCAAGCACGTGCAGGCTGGCGAGCAAGTCACCCTGGTCGATGATGCCTTTCGTTTGAGACTAGGCTTTCGCGGTGAAGCGAGCGAATGGGATATCGAACTCGCCTCGGTAAAACGTGCCAAGCCGAGCACCCCTGAGGAACAACGTTTCTGTGAGTTGTTCCGGACCTTAGAGGGTCGCAGACAGCTCCTGAAACACTTTGAGAGAGGCTCCTTGCGCAAGACGATCTGGGAGCATCTCAAAGAATCCAATTAGGGTTAGAATTCCTGTTCAGCTTTGTCTCTCGATTCGTTCACTCGGTGTAACTCGGGTGAGGCACGCGTCGGCCTATACTCGGCGCGCAGATCGGATGGTATGCTATGGCAAATGAAAACCTCGGGCCGGCTGAGAGAATCCTCCAGACTGTGATCGGATACTCCGACCACGCTCAACATAACCGTCCTGGTATAGTGGTCCCGGACGCGACATCTTCGATCGGAGTGAAGTGGCTTCCAGTTACTCACGTCGTCGAGGAGGGCGACAAGGTCGTCTACGAGCTACGCAAGGTTGGCAAGAAGACCACTAAGATCAAGCTCGGCAAGTTGAAGGAAGACGGCCGGGTCAAGGACGTCAACCGAGTCATCGGACGCTACCAGCCGGCTGGCCTCTTCGAAGAGGTGGCTGTGTGGATGTACCGTCAGGTCGCGGAGGTTTGGAAGCTCGACAACGAGTTCGCCGCCAAGTGGGCGTCGCACGAGTTCTTGCAGCAGCAGGAGCGCCGTGACCTCAAGGTAATCATGGCGGCATTCCTACTGGTCCAGTCACGCAAGGGGGACCCTGTTGTCGATGCCGGCAAGGTCGCGTTCTTCGACGAGGACTTCCGCGATGTTGGCGAGGCCATGCTGCTCTTGGGTGGCAGGGACATCAAGGACGCGAAGGACGTCAAGGCGTTCAACCCGAAGCTGCTGCTTCGCGTGCACGACGTATTAACGTTGCCAGGTGTCGCGGCGATCAACCGCGAGCTTGGGTTCGGCCGCTCAGCACGTAACCCATTTCTGGGACGTTGGTCCAAGGCCGTAGAGAAGTGGCTACTTTTCCGTGAGGAGAACCCAAAGCTTCTCGAGGGTCTGGTGAAGGCCGGGTTCCGTCGCACGGTGATGGAGCTGGCACGCCGCATTGGTTACAAGCCGACGATGCTGCGTTTCTTCGAGGTGCTGCGCTGGAGGCAGGCGCAGGCCAAGGATGGCCGCCGATCGATTGCAATCGGTCAAGCGGTGCAAGCCGCTGAGTCCTGGGAGGGTTTCAGCGAGCAGCAGATCTGCGAGACGATCGTCCGTACCCAGCCGAACTTCAAGCGTGTCGTTGGGCTTCTGCCGAAGGGTCAGGGCCTCACTCGCGCCATCGTGGCAGCAGCCATCGAAGCCGGGTCCCTGTCCGACAAGGACCTGATCATAGCGACCCCCACTCTCGAGGAACTGGGCCTCTTGGAGGTTCAGGACGTCAAGGAGCGCTGGGAGCGCGCCATCAAGGCTGCGGAGGATATGCGCGCTGCGAACATCGCGACTCGCGTCAAGTCCCAGGCTACTCAAGAGAAGCTACACGAGGCAGCGGACAACGCCGTCAAGGCGGCCGTGGCCGAGGTCGTCAAGGGCCTTCGTATCTACGTGATCGTGGATATCTCGGGCTCGATGCAGAACGCGATCGTTCAGGCCAAGGCGCACATCGCCAAGTTCCTGCAGGCGTTTCCGCTGGAGCAGCTGCATGTTTCGGTGTTCAGCACCACCGGACGCGAGGTCGAGATCAAGCACGCAAGTGCCGCAGGCGTCGAGAACGCGTTCCGCGGAATCTCGGCCGGTGGCGGCACTTTGCACGGCCAGGGCGTTCGTGTCTTGGCCAAGCACCGACCAAAGGCAGATGAGGATGCGCTCTTCATCTTCGTAGGGGATGAGGAAGAGTACTCGACATTCGATGCAGCAGTACGTGACTCGGGTATCAGTCCGGTAGCGTTCGGGCTACTCAAGGTGCGTGAGTGCCAGTCATCCGCTGTTCGGGACACGGCAGCAAGACTAGGGATCCCATGCTTCCTGATCGAGGAGCAGACATTTTCTGATGTCTATGCTACTCCACGTGTGCTGCGTGCATTGATCTCGGCAACCCCAGTAGGTAAGACCCAGGGCGGCGCGGCATTCGTTCCACGAGTGTCTCTGGTAGATACGATCCTGAACACGAAGCTGTTGATGAAGCCCGCTTGGGCGTCGTAACCGGAGAGGGCCATGGGATGGAGAGACCTATTAGAACCAGAGGGTAGTTCGATCGTGCTGCCTTGGGTCGGTGGTAGGTCTCTCCGTTCCGGTGCAAGAGCATGGCAGATCGAGGGCGTGCTTCCTAAGGAGCACGCTTGGGTCAAGTTCCTGGTGACTGGTCGCAAGGCTAGGATTGCAGAGGTCTGCTATCCAGAGCCGACCAATCTGTTTCGACGAGTTGTCGGGTATTTGGTGGGTGACCGCTTGATGGATGTTAATGTCAGGGTTGACACCGACCCTAGAGTCATCGCTGAGCACTCTGAGCGCGTCCACCTGATCGACCCAGACTTGGATCGGTTCGCGCTGGTATCCGCCGGTCGGGCCTGCGAGGACGGTCCTCTGGTTTATATCCAACAAGAGATGCCCCTTGGGCCTGAGTCGGAAGTGCACTCTGCCTACCTTGATGAAAAGTCCAGTGTTGACGACGTGCCCGGGGTGACCCCTGCATTGGATGCCGCATTTCGGATGGCCCGTTGGCAGCGGCTAGAGGCTGAGCGGAGGCGCGCAGAGCTGGAGGAGCAACGCCGCCGTGAGGATCAGGCGAGGCAGGTAGCCACGCGTCGTCAAGAGCTGCTCGCGAGACTTGGGGATGGAGCTAGCCGACGCGAGATGGCCGCGGTTGACTTTGAGGCAGCGGCTCGAGCTGCGCTGAGCATCGGGGGTGCAACCTACTTGGAGCACAGAACGTCTCGACGCCCGGAGGAGAAGGTGGTGCGGTTCAGGCTTGGTGCGCGCCGTTTTGAGTGCACATGCGATCGCCTTACCTTGAGAATCCTAGACGCCGGGATTTGCTTGACCGCTCACGGGGATGCCGATGGTTTTGACCATGGCACGCGAGGCGACTCCTTCTTTACCCTCGAAAGTTTGCCGGCCGTGATCAGGCAGGCCGACACCGAGGGTAAGCTTGTGATTTTTCGGCACGTGGACTGATGGCTTCGGTGTAGTAAAAGGGAATGAGCATCGAAGCTGGCGTACTGGTCAATCTCGATTGCGAGCCGATCCACTGGCATCTCCCCGAGGGACGTCATGCTGGGGCCTTGCCAGATAGCCGACTCCTCTGGGATGTCATCTGGGGCCAGAGAGACGAAGTGCTGGGCTTCGCTCACAGTCACCCTGGTTCTGGTGAGCCAGGGCCATCGCACGAAGATTTGACGACCTTTGCGGCGATCGAGTTGGCCCTTGGTAAGCGGCTCGTGTGGTGGATCACCAGCGAGGACCAGTTCGTCGAGCTGTGCTGGTGCGGGCCAGGAAAACTCGACTACGGCAAAGTGCCAGCGATGTACCAACCTGAATGGATGTCCGAGCTACGGACCCTTTCCAGATTTTGATTGGAGGACAATGGAAGAGCATGAAGCACGTGTAAATGTAACGTACTCAGGGGCCAATGGGGACCTTCCGGATCCGGTTCCGTTCGACACAACCGATGTTGTGATTCGCGGCCTCGTTGAGGAAGCGATCCGGACAGGTACCTTGCCTGGTGTGATCACCGACGTGAACGTCAAGCTTACTGACTTCGTTGTGGATCGTTTCGTTCCGAATGAGACGCGGGAGTTCAACCTGATCCAGCTGCGGCCGAAGACGCCCTTTGGGGCCTGATGTACTTCACCGCTTGGAATTACTGGGTCCAGTTGCGGCGGTTCAAGTGCAAACGCTGTGGTGAAGTGATTGAGAAAGAGGTGTCAGAGCAGGAATTTGACGCACCGCCCATTTGCCCTAACTGCGATCGCAAGGACCAGCAGCCATGAAGAAGGTAACCGTCATTGGAGTGGGGGCGCTCGGCTCACACTTTGTTCTGTTCGCGCGCAACTTCGCTGAGCTGAAGGGCATCGACGATGGGCGGGTTAAGTCGAAAAGCCCGCTGGCACAGTTCCACAGCAAGCCGCAGGTTGATCGGAGCAAGACGCAAGGTATCCAGCAGACCATGCAGTTCTTGTTCGGGGTCAAGGTTGCAGGCGTTCCGCATCGGCTCACCGCAGACAACACGGAGCAACTGTTGGGCGGCGCTGACCTATTGGTCGATTGCTTGGACAATGCCCCATCACGCGAGCTGGTCCAGGCGTTCGTTCGCTCGAGCGGCACTCCGTGCTTGCACGGCGCTCTGGCAGCGAATGGGCAGTTTGGGCGTGTCGTGTGGGATGAGAACTTCGTGATCGACGGCGCAGTTCCGGGTGCAGTTACTTGCGAGGATGGGGAGCACTTGCCCTTCATCTCTGTTGTCTCGGCCCTGCTATCTCGTGCTGCTCAGGAGTTCCTGGGGACTGGGCGCAAAATCGGATTCGAGGTTCATCCCACTGGTGTAAATCGCACGTGAAATGGAGCCTAGATTTGCAGTCACTGAAGCCCGGCTCATCGATGCCTGGAACGCCGCCGATGGAGAGTATCGCGCACCGGGCGAAGGGGAGCTGGGCTTCACGATTGCGTGGTCGGCGATCGGCGTCGGGTTCGGCGAGACCACGTTTTACATGGGCCGAGACGGCGTCATGCATTGCGACAACGAGTGCATGAGCCGGGATTTCTTTGCCCTCGTGCTCGCCAAATTTCTAGAAGGCGTCGAGATGGACCACAGCACCTAATTCAGCCGGGAGAGCTTGACCTTCAGAATCGCCTTCCGGCTGATCGCGATCACACGACCTGTCGGCCCGACGTCGAGCGCGCTCAAGGGGAACCGCACCGCGCTACGTCCGCACTGGCGGAGCCCGGACCTATCGACTGCGAGCTTGCCGCAACTCAGGCAAACGTACGCCTGAGATAAAGGGGCTGCTGCTGCCGGATCTACATCCACAGTTTAGCAGCCGCACCAAGACTTTCTCATTTTCGTAGAAAGATCTCTTGGAACTGCATCAGTTGTTCGTGCACGCCGAGAGTTCTGACCCGCAACGCGTCTTGATCGTTGTCGTTGACGATCACGTAGTCCGCGACCGCGACTTTCTTCTCCAGGGGGAACTGAGCACCCAGGCGATCGCGAGCTTCGGCTTCCGTGAGTTGGTTCCGCTTCATCACTCTGGTCAGCTGCAGCTCGGGCGCTGTGGCTACCACAATCAGCCTCGCTAGCTTCCTATATAGCTCCAGCTCCACAAGGAGTGCGGACTCGTAGATGATGTATGGTGTTGATGTGTCTTGCGCGGCCGCCACACGCTCCTCGTACAGCTTTAGGATCCGAGGGTGTAGCAATGAGTTGAGCTGCTTGCGCGCTGCCTCATCCCCGAAGATGTGCCGGCCGAGCTTGGGGCGGTTCAGGGTCCCGTCTTCAGATCGAAACTCCTGACCGAAGGTCGTGAGCACCTCCACGAGTCCAGCGGCTCCGGGGCTCACCACATCGCGTGCGAGCTGGTCCGCGTCGATGACGGTGATGCCGAGTTCCGTGAAGATCTTGCCTACAGTGCTTTTCCCGGACGCGATGCCGCCTGTTAGACCTATGACCGGCTTCTTCAATTTGGCGAACTCCTGCCAAGGCCCGAGGCGGGCCTGGTTCAACTCGAATCTATTACACCGGCCGTGTATGTAGACACTCAACTGTCGGCGATTGCCAGATTGGTTGAGCTGTTGGTGGGTATGGATAGCGCAGCTACCAAAGGAATCGTTGTGAAAGGTTCCATGCTTACAGACCCCGCACGTGCCCGGGATTTCGTAATCAATCTTTAGTAGCTCGAGCCGCCTTTTTCGCCGTGCGATCGCCTTCACGATTGCTCGCCTGGGTGTAACGGTACCTGCACCGCCGCAGAGGAAGCACAAGCGCTCCTCTTCGTGGGTAACCCAAGTCCGGTCGCCGTGGCAAAT